ATATTTCCCAGTAACAGAAAATTGCGATATACTTGCTGTTCCTACGGCGAGATTGCGCCCTCCAACCTGAATTGTACTAACTTCTTTGCTTACCGCCGCTGTAATCTGTCCCGGTACGGCCGTAAGTTCGGTTTTCAGTTCGGTTATAACTGCGTCATTATCCTCCGGTGCGGGCGTCCAGTCGGTGGCCTTGTTGCCCTCTTCCAGTTGTATTTCTTTTACCTCGAAACTACATGCATTACTTGGATTGTAACGATTCGGTTCAATCCCTAAAAAATTGCGATCTACAGATGCGTCGTTTTTTGCCGTAAAATAGTATTCCACCTTATGCCATTCCCCATCTCTAGGAAATACAAAACCTAGATGGTACGATTCATAGACAACACCATCTAACAGTAATTTATCTGTCCCATGCCTTGAATTACCTCCGAAGTTCATCATAGAGCCACTTACATAACGTGCGTAATAACTTAAGACATAAGATTTTGAAGGAATAAATTCACAAGTAATCCTTACACCTTGGTTATTGGTAGTGGTGGAAAGTTTATATAAATATCTTTCGGTAGAAGAATTGGATGTTCCGATTAAAGTAATAGAACTTAATTTTGCCAAATTTCTACCACCTACTTGAATATCATCGATCTCCTGTTCTACGGTCTTGCCCGACCGTAGTATAAAGATGCCTTTCAGCCAAGCGCTATTCGAGTATAGTCCATAGTCTTGCGGTTGATACTCTGCCGGGAAGTCCGTGTCGGTTATGCCGTCCAAGCATCCTAATATCGTTTTGTTCTTTCCGGTTAGGTTCGTTGTGTTTACCCCGCCTAGAACCTGTATTCTCGGTTTGCCATCTTCCGATGCGGTTAGATATAAGACGCCTTGACGGTCTTTGTTCGTCTCGTTGCCCATTTGTACAAGATCGTCTCCAACTGCCGGAACTGCACCGTTAAAATCGTCTACAAGGCAAAGAATCGAATCGCCATTGACTTGCTTGACTGGCACCCAGTAGAATTTAACCGAGTTTGATGTGAACACCTGGCAGCGCACTAAATCACCTACGACGAACATCATGTCGCCCTCGATACCTAAAACGTAGTAAGCCGGGCCTGCTGGTCTCGTATAGTCGCCAGAAGCAATAGGTACATCCCAGATTACCACACCGTCCACTATAATGCCGTATATCGTTTTCCTTGTGCTGATAGTGGCTTGTATAAATTCTGTGGTTTCCGTTGTTACGTTTACTAGCGAACGCAGTGGGGCGGTTTCTCCGTACCAATCGATTACCTCGAAGCCATCGAGATTAAGATTCTCTCCATAGATATAAAATCTATCTCCAATAGTTAGAGTAGTCTGTCCGGCTTTTGCCAGAAGTTCCGTTGAACCCAACTTAACACTGCTAATGTATTGAACTGATACAGGCTCTCCAGTTGTCTTAGCAACCGACTTGATTCGACCGTTTGCGGGACTGATAACGAGACCGCCGTTAACCGCCCGGACTTTAGAAACAATGAGTTCAAAGATAGTCATGGCCTGACGGACCACAACGTTGTCAAACTCAGCAGTCCATTTACCATTCTCATCATAAATCTTAAAGCCCTCACCCAAAAAGCCAGGAATAAAAACCTCGGAAGAGATCTTCTCTTTTATAATAGCTGAAAGCGCGGTGATACCTGCATGAAAATCAATATGCCCATTTGCATAATCATCTATATCCTTACGAATAAAGAACTGTTCAAGCCAATCAAGGCCCAAATTATCTATAATACCAACAAGAATACGGCCAACACGCTCAGCCGTATTCTCTCCTGGTTGATTGGCATTCCTCACCAAAAGGGACAATTCCTTTAATAACTCAATACTATCCATTAATCACCAATATCAATTATGCGAGCACGTTTATTAGCCACTTTATAACCACCATCGCAACAACCAGATGAGGGAGTCGTTTCTTTGATATACAAAAGAACGTCAGCCAGGTACTGATCGGCAACATTAAAAGCGTCGTTGTATGAAACAATTCGCTGCTTGTTCTCAGTACGATTGTAGTATTCATCTTGATGTTGGATTAGACCACTTTCACCAAGGATCTTACCGTCATTCTTGGCTAACCGAGCGTATGTGTAATAGGCTACAGTAGCCCGTAGCCCCTTGAATATTCTTTTTTTGTTTTTTGAATCAGTATAAAACCCACCATCTAAGAGAGTTTTGTACTTTTCGTTGACGATGTCACTCAAAAGCTCAAAATAAAGCTCTGCACCAATTGCAGGAACGATATCCATTTGCTCCGTTTCATCAATAAACACATTAACCTCATCCGGATCAACGTGTATAGACATAGGGCGCGCCAACTTCGGCACGTCTGCAGGACTAATTAGGTGCTTTTCCATTGTTTTGCTCACTGTTTATGTACTTAATTGGTTGAATGGAGAAGTCAGTAGTAGATACCGGTTCATGCCAGAACTTGAATATTACATCAAAAGCACGCTCGATCATGCGCTGCTCATTGGTAACCTGTCCTGCATAATATTCGTAAGCATCCTGCATCACTTGCCCAGAAAATCCAAGCTTACCCCGGCGGATCGCATAGAAAAGTTCCTGATTGAATGCTGCATATATACGTTCGACAGTACTTTCATCCGTTACCGTGAACTCCTTATCGTAGTTATTTACGGTAAATGGCTTTATTATAGGTTCTTCTTCGTCTTGTTCGATCTCAACGAGCAAAATCTTATTACCCTTTGTGTCACCTTGGAACTTTTTCAAGTCCTCGGCTTCAATCATTCTATGTTCAACCTCATTGTTATTCTCATCAACACGAGGATTACCCTTCTTAACAACCATCATACAGGCCACAAGAAAGTTATTACGGACATTACGGTTCTTTACGTTGGAAAGACCCTCATCTGTGCTCATCTCCGGCACAATTTCGTCATGTATAGGCTTCGGATATATGAACTTACCGTCCTTGCTGATCCAAAGTATTTGTCCTTGGTAGTTTTGAATGCCGCCTACAGCTTCAATCTGAGCCAAAACGACCTCTTTCTTAGGATTGAATACATCTATCTTTTCAATGTTCTTTTCCTCCACACGAACAACTTCACCGGCACGGGTTAGTTGCCCGGTCCAATCAGGGTGAACAAGAATGTGAGCAACATATCCATTGCTATCAGGTTCTTCCAACCTGCAGCTGTCAAATGCCATGTGTTGCACTTCTACAATTTGACCAAGCACATTGTAGTTTACATGGATGGCGATACCGCCGTTATCTCCTGTATCCTGTGAAACAAGGTGCAGAATATCATCGGCGGTATCACCAAACCTATTAACTGCCATAGCCGCAAAACCAGCATCTTTAAAACCGTTACCCTCAATAAACTTCACGTATCTATTCCGGCATAGAGATGCGGTACCAGATGATGAAGTTATTGCCTTTATCTTCTGAGGATACAAGTTATCATGCCCGTAAGAACTCATATTCAAAGAACGAACATAAGATATATCAATACGGGTCTCAGGTTGTTTAGCTGATTTTACGTTCATGGTTTACTTTACTGGATTGTTCAACAAATCAGCTGCTTTGATGTAAGCATCAAGGGTACGAGAGGTAATAGCTTTACCTTCAATTTGATAACCTTTATATGCTTCTTTCAGTGCAGTCTTAGTACTACCTTCTTTCAGTTTCGCTGCAAGCTCTGCAACAAGGTCGTCATTCAGTTTCTCAGCTTCCTCTACTTCAAGACCGGCTCTCTTTTTCCAATCATTCGGGTATTTGGAAAGCATGTTAATGAACTTAGGATACTTTTTCAAATGCTCCTCTACAACCTCATCAGTCAGGTTAGCATTCGTATATACTTTACCGCTACCAAATGGCTGCAAGATCGCCCCGTTCTTAAGAGCGTAATTTGATTCTTCTTTCATTTTTCCTTCACGTTTTAATTCGTTATAAATCAGCACCAAAGCATCATTGTAACAGTCATTGCAGTTTGTTACAGTCAAATCCTTG